CCTGACACCCGATCAGGTGGACGTGATCTTGGAGAACCACCCAGCCGACGATCTGGATTACGACGATTGGCTGCGCGTCGGCATGGCGATCTACCACCAGACTGAAGGCGAAGGCTATGACATGTGGCTGCGCTGGTCAGAGCAATCCCCCAAGCACGATGTCCGCCAAATGAAAACGAAGTGGCGCAGCTTTGGCGGATCGTCCCGGCCCGTTACGATGGCTTCTGTCATCAAGCAGGCAGGCGGGCTGGGTGCGGCAGCGCAGGTGCTTCCCGACAGCGAAGTAGCCTTGTCTCTTGAAGACGAAGCCGCAGAGGTCCACGACCGCACCACGTACGCCACCTTCAAGCGCCGTGTTCAGGCGCTCAACGAAATCCAGCTATCCCCCGACATCCGCAGCCTGCTCGCCAAGACCGTCCATGAGGTCTACGCCAAGGGCGCTGGCATGGGGCTGCGCGAGGTCAAGGCGTCTTTCAAGCCGATCAAGGCTTCCCGCCGCAACACCGGGGAAGATGGTGCCACCCAAGAGACGCCGCCGTGGCTTGAGGGCTGGGTCTACGGCGAGGCCGACTGCGTCTTCATAGATACCAGCATGTCGGACTACGCTATACGCCGCGAGGCGTTCCGCGCGAAGTTCGACCGCGCGAGCGAGGCCGTCGCTGCCGAGACAGACGCCGCGGACTTCGCACTCAACGTCGTACAAATCCCCACCGTGCTGCGCGGCTTATACTGGCCCGGACAACCCGCTCTTTTCAGCGGCACCGACGGCAAGCCCTACACCAACCTCTACCACGACAGCGGCACCCAGCCTTCCGGCGCGATCGACACCGATGGTCAGTCCGTTGTCGATCTCTTCATCCAGCACGTCCGCAACACGATCTCCGACGAGCGCGAGGGCAATCTCCTCATGGACTTCCTCGCCTACGTCTACGCCAACCCAGGCAAGCGCGTCCGCTGGGGAATGCTCCTCTGGGGCATCGAAGGGAACGGCAAGACCTACTTCTACAATGTCATGCAGATGCTGCTGGGCCACAACGCCACCGTCATCAACACGTCCATGGTCGAACGCCCCTTTAACGATTGGGCTGTCGGCAGTAGGCTGATCGGCATTGAGGAAATCCGCATCAGCGGCACAAACAAGTGGCGCGTCCTCGACCAACTCAAACCGATGATCTCCAACGACACCATCGCAGTCGAACCCAAAGGTGCCACGCGCTACCACGCGCCCAACTTCGCCAGTTACCTGATGACAACCAACCACCACGACGCCGTCCCGATCAGCGACAACGACAGGCGCTATTGCGTCATCTTCACACGCCACCGGGAACAGAAAGACCTCTTCGACCAACACGGTGGGCGCGAGGCAGCGGGCGAATACTTTGACCGCCTGTTCTCCGAAACCACCCGACGCGTGGATGCCATCGGACGCTTCCTGTTGGATAGGGCCAAGTCGCTGTCAGCCGATTTCGATCCGCACGGGCGTGCGCCCATCACGGCAGGCCTCAAAGAGATGCGCCAAGCAAACGTCTCCGACGACAGGCAGACCGTCGAGGAAGCGCTGGAAGACCACGCCTGCGAAATCATCACTGACAAAATCGTCGATTTCACACACCTCAACAACTGTGTGCAGATGGATGGGGGCGAGTTGCCGCAGAGCCGTGTCGTGGCAAATGTCTTGCGGGATTTAGGCTATAGGCCGACAGCCAAAAGGCGTGTCAAAATCAATGGAAAGCTGCATCGCGTGTGGTTCAAAGGCGGTGCCGAGTGCAACGGGGATGAGGCGATTGCGACAGTTAGGGGGTGGCATGAGGGGTCGTCGGACTTCAAAGACGTGCCGTTTTGATGGGCTTGGGGTCCAGAGGTGGGTGCCTAGTGGTTAAAAAGAGGCATTTTTGCTACTGGGCACCGCACTGGGCACCGCACTGGGCACCCTACTTAACCCTTTATTTTATTTATTTATTTTTATTAAATATATATAAAAGTGCTTAGTGCTCACTAAGTATTGGGTAGAGGGGTAATGAATTGTATAGAGTAGAAATAGGGGGAGTTCGTACAGTACAAATATATAGAAGGAGGAGTTGAAAAGACTGGGCACCGAGCACCGAGGGTCTGAAGCGCCCCGTGGGGGGTGGGCGAAGTCGGTGGGAAAAACGGCCAATTTAACTGATGCTGAAAGGGCAACGATATGGGCAAGATTACACTTGAACGCGTGAGACAACTCGAAGAGATCGGGGAGGATGTGATTTTTGATAGGATACTGAGCGGCGAAGCCGTCAGAACCATGCTGGCGAAATGGCGCATGGGATGGCGGGCTTGGTACAGGTGGGTGGACAGCGTCGAAGGGCGCAGAGCGCGATATGATCAAGCCTTGATGCAAGCAGGCCATTCGTATGCGCAACGCGCCGTGGAGACAGCGCAGAACGCGACAAGCGAGAACGTCAACGTCGCACGCCTTCAGGTCGATACCGATAAGTGGATGGCCGGGAAGCTGAACCAGAAATACGACGTGCGCCAGAAAGAGGCGACAGTGACCCTGCGGATCGAAGACCTGCATAGTCAGGCCGCAGCACTGATCAGCAGCGAAGCCGAAAAGGCCGTGATGGAAACCATCGAAGGCGTGGCGATTGATGTCGATGAGGATGAGGGTGAGGGGTCAGACCAAGCCGACCCATCTTAGGCTTTCAAAATATCAAGAAAACCAGAGGCAATAAGATCACTAAGATCGCGCCAACAAAGTCGGACATGATTTCTAGGGGGGTCATAATTCTTTCCTTTCAGTTTTTGTTTCTTGGTGTGTTTTATGTTATCGACCGCAAATATATTCAAGAGAATTGTTTGCGGTTGATAGTTGCGTTACCGCGAAATCACACACACCGAGAGCAACGCTGGCGCGCGCGGGTGTGGCGCATCGCTTTGAGCTTTGAGCTATGATCGTGGCGCATGCCGCGCCTTGGTTGGGCCTACAAAAACAAGCGTATTTTTCTAAGTCTTTGATATTATTGCATAACGCATTTAACATAATGACTATTATCGGCGGTATTATGTTAAATGCGGGGATTTTCGGGCTGTTTGGCTGTAAAATCGCCAAAAAATGGCCCCCCTTTGGTCGCGGCGGGCGGTGCATTGCTGAGGTACTATTCGCATACAGCTAACACCCTACAGCTAAAAAATTTTTTCCCTACACCCCACCCCCTGTTTGCTTTATGATGCGCCCCATGGAGCGTTCAGCTACAAGCCCAAACGAGAACCCGTTTCTGGATTTAGCCAAGCGTTACGGCAACGATCCTGTACTCTTTGCGCGTGAGGTTCTGGGTGTTGACCCGGACCCCTGGCAGGAAGAGTTCCTCCGCATCGTCGCCGACCCCAGTCAGAGGCGTGTCAGTGTCCGTTCGGGCCACGGCGTTGGTAAATCGACGGCGGTGGCTATGGCGGCTCTCTGGCACTTGTCTTGGCGGGTTCCGGGGAAGGTTGTGATGACTGCCCCGACCAGCGCGCAGTTGTTTGACGCGTTGTTTGCGGAAGTGAAGCGTTTGTGTCGGGATATTCGGCCCCCGTTTCAGGAGTTATTTGAGGTTAAGGGAGATCGCATTGAGTTGCGTGGTCGGGCTGCGGATAGTTTTATCAGTTGTCGGACAAGCCGTGCGGAACAGCCTGAAGCGTTGGCGGGGGTTCACTCGCCGCATGTGTTGTTGATTGCGGACGAAGCGAGTGGTGTACCGGAGGCTGTTTTTGAGAGTGCTGCGGGATCGATGTCTGGGTACAGCGCGACGACGATTTTGACGGGGAACCCGACGCGGAACACTGGTTTGTTTTACGACACGCACAATAGGCTGTCTGAGCAGTGGGCTACGATGCATGTGAGTTGCATTGATAGTCCGCGTGTCTCGGCTGATTTTGTGAGTGAGATGAAGCTGCGGTATGGGGAGAATAGCCCTGCGTACCATGTGCGTGTTCTGGGGAATTTCCCGCCTGCTGAAGATGACACGGTGATCCCGGTGCATTTGCTTGAGTATGCGATGGGGAATGTGGTTGAGATTGACGAGAACACGACGGCGATCTGGGGGTTGGACGTTGCGCGGCACGGGAATGACAGCAGTGTTTTGTGCAAGCGCCAGGGTCCGGTGGTTCATCCGTTGCGGACGTGGCAGGGTTTGGATTTGATGCAGTTGGTTGGTGCGGTGAAGATTGAGTATGACACCTCGCCGCCCTCCAAGCGGCCAGCGGAGATCATTGTTGACAGCATTGGGTTGGGTGCGGGTGTTCTGGATCGCCTGCGCGAGTTGGGGTTGCCAGCGCGTGGCCTGAATGTGTCAGAGCGGCCCAGCGCTGCGACGTATCACAACCTGCGGGCAGAGTTGTGGTTCAAGGCCAAGGAGTGGTTGGAGAACCGGGACGTGTCGATGCCTAAGGACGATCAGTTATACGCTGAGATGGCTGCGCCAAGGTATACGTTCACGGCCAGCGGTAGGATACAGGTGGAATCGAAGGATTCGATGAAGAAGCGCGGGCTGAAGTCGCCTGACAGGGCTGACGCTGTGTGCTTGTCGCTGGCGACCGACCACACGACGATGGCGTATGGCACGTCTTTCAAGGGCGGGTGGAAAAAACCTCTAAAGCGGGGGATACGCGGGGTTGTCTGATGCTGCCGTTTGGCGTAGTGTTGGGGTACGCTCTGTTGTGGGTGTTCATCTATCCTCCTCCCTACTAGGCCGCGTGTGATCCTCCCTCATACGCGGCCTTTCTTTTTTTCAGATTGCGCGGTACTATGGCACCTCAAGGCAAGGTTTTTTGAAGGGTGGTCGGAAATGAAGCAGTACGGTACGACAACGAAGGGTAAGCGCTGATGCTGAAGGGGGCAAAGGCTGGGCCACTCACGGCTTTAAGCACAAACGCGCAGGGTCGGACGGTTGTGCCTTCGTCGGGTGGGTTTTTTGAAAATCTGTTTGGCCCTCCTCAGAAAATAGTGTCGCGGGAAACGCCTCAAGAGGATTACAGCTTCTTTCGGGATATGTTTGACGGCGGTGGTATGGGGCACTCGGCCAATGCGTTCGGTGGGCCGCTTGGCGGGTTGTTGAATGCGCTTGGGATACGCCCTATGGGGTACACTGAGCCGGAAAAGCCTACGCCAGCTATGCTCGCAGCCAAGCGCGCTGGGATACGGCCCAGCACAACCCCTCCAAGGGCAAGGCCACCCATGCCTGCGACAATGCCGGGGGTTTTACCAACGGCTGGCTACGAGCCAATGGGTTTTAATCGACCCATGCAAGGGCCACCCATGCCGCCCATGCTCCCGTCAGTCCCGCCTGTCGCGGGTCCGTACCCGCTGGGACCGTTTGGCGACCTGCTGATGCGCCTGGAAACTCAGGGTATCCCGCAGATGCCCATGTATGGCCGCCCTGGGCCGCGCTAGCATCTAATTTGAAGGGTCGCACAGATGTATAATCGCCGGGAAAGAAACAAGCCGGGAAAGTTTAATCGACGCCCCAAGGGTGGGCTTCTAGCGCTTATGGGTGCGGGGGCTGACCCAGCGCCTTCAGGTTCGACTGGCTATGCCGATATTGACGCGATGATCGCGCGATCTGAAGCCCGTAGCCGGGAGATAGACGAGCTTCTCGCGTCAGTAAGGGCAAACGCGCCTGAACGCCTGCGAAACACTCCCGGCTTTCGCCTGTTGGCTGGCGGGGGTGCGCCCGCCCAATCGGGTATTTTACCGGACGCGTCGATGGAGCCTATGGGGTACGAGCCGCCCCCGGTCACGGCGGACTACTTCGCCACCCCGGCCCCCATCGAATACCCAGAACTGCCCACTCAAGCCGATCTCGACGCCAACTACGCGCAGAGCCTCCGCGATCAGGGCATGCCTGTACCTCTTCCGCAAACGGAAGGCTCCATGATGACTTCCGAGTACGCGGGTCTTCTGGATCGCTTGGGCGCGCTGGTCCCCCAAGATGATCCATTCGAAGCCCGTCTTGGAAACTACATGACGCAAGACGGCATGCAGGCGTACATTGATTACTTGAGATCGCTCATGCGTTCGGGCCGTGCGGGGGTCCAGTAATGGCTAAGTTGACATCATCTCAGAAGTCACGGGCCAAGGCTATGTCGAAGCGGCGTGGGGTGAAGTATCCGAATGCTTGGAGCAATCTCAAAGTGGCGCGGGGGAAAAGCGGTGGCACCAAGAAAAAAGCAAAGTCCTAGCAAAAAGTACGCCGACGGCACGACGTACAAGGACAGCAAGGGCAAGACGCACCGCCGCGTTTCCAGCCCCGGCACCAAGCGTGGTGATGCGTACTGCGCGCGGACCATAAGTCAAAAGCGGACCCCCAAGGTCAAAGTTCGGCGCAAGGCGTGGGGCTGCAAGGGCCAGAAGAGCGTAGGGTAAAATGGTTAACCTAGTCGATGTACCTGCTTACGCACGCCCGACCAGTGCAAGCCGTCGTGACCCTCTCGTTGGTCGTGACGAACTTGGGCGTGAAATACGCATGGCAAGAAACGGTGTTCGGTACTTGGCGACCGATGTAGCACCCGTGGTTTCGGGCGGGGTTGGGGATCGTGGGGCGGTCTATAATCTTCTGGATAACATCATTGGGTATGACGATGATGTTGTGACCCCCGGCGAACGCTTGAAATCTGGTGTGCAGAGTTTCGTGGGTGGTTTGCTGTCCGACCCTCTTGGTACGGGCGCTGACATCGTGCGTGGCGGCTATGAGACGGTTGAAGGGGCTATGGACCCCAGCGCCACCCCGATGGACGTTCTCGGCGCTGCTGGCATGGCTATGGGGGCTGGCGGGCTTGCCGCGCGACCTGCGGGCAGTGTTGGTGTGGGTGTGGGTGGGCGTGTCGCAAGCGGCGATTTTGGCGAAGATTGGTCTAATGCTTATCATTGGACGAGGTCTTTTAGGCCGTTTGACCAATTTGATCCTGATATTTCCACTTCTGCAATGAGCCAGCTTGGGCCACATGTCGGAACGCGCGCTGCGGCTGAAGCAAGGGCTAGCTCGTTTCCCAAACGGTATGGGGAAGGGGAGATGATGGAACTGCGCGCCGATGTACGCCGCCCATTTTTGAACCCTAGAACAAACGAGCCGTGGTCTGAAACTGGACTTGAGGCGTTTATTAGCCAGTTTGCAGATGAACACGGCATTGACCGCCGGGAAGCGGCCCCTTTGATGCGGCGTATGCTTGCAAACGAAGGGTTTACGGACATACCATATATCAACGAGATTGAGGACGCTGATAGCACAAGCAATATCATGCTTGTTGATAGGCCAAGCGGGTCGGACGCTGTGTTACGCAGAACAGACGCCGCGTTTGATCCGGATCGCAGGACCGACCCCAATCTTCTCGCCGCAAACCGCTCCACGACTGCTGGGTTACTTGCCACGCAGGCTGGCGCTGACACCCCATCCCAGCAGATTGCCCGCCTTCTCCGCGAAGGTCGGGGTGCAGAGGTCACAGATGACCTATACGCAGCCGCTGACCCGCAGGAACTGCACCGCCTGTACGAGGGCGGGACCACGGGCGCAGATATGCCGATGGATACGGCAAGCCGGATGGCAAGGGCGGATGACATGGGGCTGACGAGCGAAGGGTATCACGGCACGACCGCAGCGACAGATTTTCAAGAGTTTGTGCCTAGCGAACGGGGGCGGATCGGTCCCGGCGTCTATTTTTCGCCAAATGAGCGTTTGGCGAACGTCTTTGCAGGGGCGGATCAAGCGTCAATTATGGGCAAAGAAGAAGCTTTGCCAAATGCGCGAGTTATTCCCGTTAGAATATCCAACGCCCCGGCAGATGAGGCCGCGCGATTTGAGGCACGAGCGTTGCGCGGCACGGGGGAAAGTGACGCAGCCGTTTATCAAGACGTATTCGGTTCGCGTGGGTTTGATGGTGTTTCAGTTGAAGGTCAGCGCACCATTGTTGACCCCTCCAACATCCGCAGCCGCTTCGCCCGCTTTGATCCACGCCTAGCCCACCTTCGCAACCTCAACGCAGCTAACGTGGACCCGACCCTTGGGCTGCTTGCCACGCAGGCTGGCACTGAGCAAGACCCGCTTGCCAACCTTCGCAATTACGTCGCGCAGTACGGGTTACTTGCGCAATAGGAGCCGCACACATGGACGCAGAAATTAACGACCTCACCAACGAGGTTCAGGCTCTCGTAAATCCTGACTACATGTCGGATGATGAGTTGCAGGGTATCGTCGCCAAAGAGATCGATGACGC